CCCGTCAGGCCAACCCCAGAAGAACGCTCTCGTCGGCGACGAAGCCACCGACTCTTGCGACGGGGCGCCAACGTCACGGGTCAACGTCGACAAGGCGAGCGACCCAGGCGAGTCACCCGCATCGTCGGGATACCCTGACAGGATGTGAACCGAGTTCCGCTTGAAGATCATCAACTGCGGGCCGAACGGGAGTAGGGCGGTAATCTCGTCGCCATCCACTCCGTCGTCAACTTCGATGTAGTCCGTGTCCATCCAGGCGTCAGCCTTGTTCGGATGGGACCACCGCAACCTGTTCTTGTAGGCGGTCGCCGATTCGAGGGTGTTCGCAATCCACATGCGGCCCTGCCAGGCGGCGATCGTCTTGGCGATCGGCAAGTTGTCCGACGTGGGGGCAGCCTTGTCGGGCGAGAACGAGACACCCATCGTCGAGAGGGTCGTGCCGTTCCACCGTGTGCCAGCCGCCACACCGTCCTGGATGTATAGCAGATTATCGAACGTCGCCATCCGCACCGCACCCGCAGGCGTGTACGTCGGTATCTGTGTGAGGTTCCCACCCGTCGAATAGTACAGCGTCGAAGAGGCGCGCCGCACAATCAACTGTTCCGTGCCAGAACCGTTCGCATAGACATGCGGGTCGTGGATGATCCCTGCGGCAACGGTCGAGTTCAGGTTGTCCACCGTGCGGCGGGTACGGAACCCGCCCCTCGGATCAACGTCGAAGTCGACCAGCTCGGCAGCCTCGTCAGGTTCCAGCCGCACCTGATCGGCACGAAGGTTCAGCCCGCCACGGAAGTCATCGAGGCGAACAACAGCAATCGGGTCGGGCATCAGTCTGCCCAGGCGAGATCAGTGACCGTATCCCTGTACGAACGACGGCGGGTCCGCTGCCCGTTCAACACCAGCGGTGAAGCGGTCTGCCCACGATTCTCATGGCCGAGATGGACGCCGATCGCCTCCTCGAACTTCTGCTGATACTTCGTCGACATCTCGGGGTCTTCCTGCTGGTCGTAAGAGCACGACACCACCCAGTACCAGAGAGCGACATGAAACTTGCCAGGCAGGTCAGGCTGCGCACCCGCCCCCACGGCGATGAAGTCGATTGGCGCCCGATAGCCGCGCACCTTCAAGTTGTAGACGGCATCAGGTGTCGGCCACAGCTCCAGGCTGTCATCCCATGTCGACCAGTAGCGGGGCCACGAGTTGATGTCGTGGATGCCCGTGTACATCGACTCGCCCACCTCGGAAGAAATGGGCAGAAGAGCCCCGCTGTGGGCGTCTGAAGTGTTGATGACCTGTCGTACGTCTACGACCGACGAAAGGGTGTAATCACGGGTGTCTGCGACGGTCGCAACCGTCTCGTCGACCTGAAGATGTCGCCAGTCGGCCTTGCGGTACAGAACGCGGTCGAAACCCTCCTGCAAGAAGATGAGCAGAAGGGCGTCAGGCAACTCGTCGGTGCCCACGTCGAGCAGCGTGCGGGTAGACGTGAGGATGTCCCCGACCGTCATCGCCATCGGTTAGCGGCCCAGCTTCCCAGGCTTCGAACCGAACGAACGGGTCCCGCTCACAGGCTGCGATCCCGTGCGAGACACAGGCCCCTTCGAGCGCACGGTTGACTTCCGCTTCGTCGGCTTCGCGACCTTGCTGACAGGGTTGTTGTAGCTGCGGGCCATGTGTGCGCTCCTAGAACGAGGAAGGGCGAGAGCCGAAGCTCTCGCCCATTCACCCGATTCGTACCCCCGCCGAACTAGGCGAGAATCTGGTTGGTCAGCATGCCCTGCTTGCGCCGTGCGGTGCAGACGAGGTTGAACATGCTGGAGTGGATCGCCACCTTGGCGAGCTTGTCGGGGAAGTCGACAAACGGGTTCATCTTCATCCACTCATCAGCGTGACGGGCGATGAACAGGTACTTGGTGTTGATCATGTACCAAGTCTCTGCGGGCACGTCCACGTCGTGCATGACGACCGACTGCTTGTGCTTCAGGTTGGTGAAGCCAGCGTTGACCGTCTCGACATCCTCGTACTGGATGTTGGCGAACAGCAGGGACTCGTACTTCAGGAAGAGGTCTTCCGTGGTGAGTTCCAGGTTCGGCCCTCCACCCCCGCCACGCGAGGTCTGAAGGTACACGTTGTCGAGGTTGGCCTTGGACAGCACCTCGTCCAGACCCGAACCGTTCGAGCCGTGGCGGCTGCGGGGCCTCCACCACGTCTCCGCCGACGAATCAATCCCGCCGACAGTGGTGTGGTTCGGACCAGAAGCCGAGTTGCCGATGAAGTAGGCGAGGCCGAACGGGTCCTTCGAGCTGTTGCCCGTCCCGACGCTCGTGATGAACAGGGTGTTGAGGCCCTGGCCGATCGAGTTGACGAGGCTGTCTTCCTTGTGCGTGAGCAGCTTCACGACCTGGGACTCGCCAGCGTTCTGCTTCTCTTCACGACGGTTGATGATGACCGTCCCGCCGTACTGCGCCCAGCGGTACTTGGCCGCCGTCGCCGTGTCCTGCGGGGTGATGTCGAGGGAGTCGTACCCTTCGAACGAACCCACGGTGTCGTTCACGTCGTACTCGACGGGGTAGACCAGCGACTCGCCGCCATCGACAGCGATGGCGTTCTTGCGCTTCAGGAAGTTCATGAAGCCGTTGGTGTTGAAGATGTTGTCTTCGATCTTCTTCGCACGCTTCTCGAACGTGAGAGTGAGAAGATCGGTGGTGTAACCAGTGGGCAGAGCCATGATGTTTGCCCGCTCCTAACGGGCTTGGGTTGGGTTAGCGCCGCTTCGATGCCGCCCACCGCAAGGTGGCTGCCATCGACTCGTCGTCTGGTTCGTCGGACACAGGCGCCCTCCCCGTAGCCGACCTGGAGCTGGACACAACTTGCGACTTGCGCTTCGTTTCCCTCACAGCCGCTGCGGACTGCGCTCTCTTCGTAGCACTCGTAGCCTGGTCACGCCACTTGTCGGCCATGACCACTTTGTATGCCTTCTCCAAGTCGCCAGTGGTGGCGACCGCCTCGGCGATGATCTCGTCAACGTTCTCGGCGAAATCTTCGTACTGCGACGACAGGCGGGCGACTTCCTGTTCGACTAGACCCTGCCCGAAGTTCCCACGAAGCTGCTCCAGTTCCCGCTCCATCTCGTAGACCTTCTGTTCCAGAGGGTCATCGAACTGTTGCGGCTGTTGGGCCTGCTGGCCCACAACTCCATAGTGTTCGGCGAGGGCTCTCAGCGTTGCGATCGGGTCGCTAGCCATCCCTCGTTGCAGAGCTTCAGCGAACTGAAGTGACTGCTTGTCGGCTGCGACACTCTGAGTCTTCTTCGTGTAGTCCGCCTGGCGCATGTAGCCAGATAGGGCTTCAGTCAGCGGAACCTGTCGTTCCTCGCCATCAATCTTGACAGTGACCGTGTAGTCGCTGAACTCGTCGATGTCGAGCGACGGGGGTCCGTCAAACTCGTCTGTGTCTTCTGGAGTGTCCGACTCGGCCTCTGGTGTGTCCTCTTCGGGGACCTCGGGCTCTGCGTCTTCTCCAACCTCTTCAACCTCTTCGGGGGCTTCCTCCCCCGTTGAGGCCGCTTCTCCATCCACCTCGGCGGCTGCCTCGGTGAGTGCTTCTGCCATACTCAACTGATTGACTCCTTGCGGTTGGTCTAATCCTTCCGCAAGATCGTGCCGTTACGGGTTCGCCAGGTTATCCCAGTAGGCCGCGGCAGCAGAGCCGAACATGACGGACTGGGTGGCTTCGCCAGCTTTCCAGTAGGCGTACAGCATCTCGCCGAGCGACCCGACGTAACCCTCGTCACGAAGGTAGTTGAAGGCATCATCGTTGATCGTCACACCTATCAGCACGAGATGTGCCGTCTACGGATCAACCCACCCCGAGCCCAAGAAACGGACCAGCGCATCCTCGACCGCTTCGTCGTCCGTCTGCCCGACATACACGCCCACAGTCTGGTACGTGTAGCCGATGTCTGCCAGCCAGATGTTGAACAGTTGCCCGACGTTCCCACCAGGGGCGCTGTAGAACTCCTT